CCCACCTCAAACTGACTGATTTCCTTTTCTGCTGTCAACTGCCTGGCCACTTCTGCACGGCCTTGCGGTTTGTCAGTGTGAGGCAGCAGCAACGCCCCAGCCGCTTCCGGCTCTGCCGACAACGCCTGATGCACTCGCCGTTTCCAATGGTCCGCGTTGTTTTGATATTCCCGGACCAGACCGGACCGCTGATGGAATAGGACATCGTGCCAGCCCTCCCCGATTCGCAGCGTGGTTTTCGTCTTGCGTTTGGGTGCAGTGTAACCGTTGCCGCTGTGCTGGCGGAAGCCGAAACCCATTGCAGTAGACCACGTCTGATGTCGCTCGCATTCCGCGCGAATCAAATCAGTTTCCCAACCGGCGTCAATCAGAACGAAATCCGCCGCGATGTTTTGCCCGCCGTGCTCCGGTTCCCAACCTGCGTCAAACTTCTCCTGCAGTGCCTTGATTGCCTGCCGTAGTGCTGTCTGCAGGTCTGCCATTTCCCGCTGTACTGGCTCGTAACCATAGTCGATGCAAAGCCTGCGGCCGTCTGCCTGCTCCGCTGTCACGAACCAATCAAGCTGTGCGGCTCGTACGTCGACACCTGCGGCAATTCTGATCGTGTCTTGCGGGACGATTCCCCGCCGGTGCTGGTGCTGTCGTTGCATGACTGTTTTGTGGTCAAGCGGTTCTAGTGTTTGTTCGGTCGGTTTCGCTGGCATGGCCCACGTCCACTGCAGCAGCTCTCGTTCGGCTAGCTCTTGGTCCACTTCGCGTTGCGCTTTCCATTCATCAGCCCCGACAATTCCGGCCGTCACGAACGTATTGGTAGCCGCCGTGTACCGAAACCCCAGCGTTCGCGTCTGCGGCATTTCCCCGCACGCGTTGCCGTTGCTGTCAATGGTCTGCCCACGATGCCGCAGGGCTGCGTGCTGGAGTTGCTGCAGGCGTGTCAGGTCGTCAAACACGATACCGCATTCAGGGCAGGACCAACGGGCTGCCTGCTCCGCTTCCGTTTCGTTTGTTGCGTCGCTCCAGCCAACTAATTGATCCCTGCCCGGGGTGATCCACTCCCCGCACGAATGACAGGGGAACACTACTTCCCCGGCAGTTCCCTGTAGCCACTCCTGCCACATTCTGCCGTGCTCTGTTGTGACGGTGGATTCCAAATAAATCCGAGCTTGCCCGCTCGCCCTGTACGCTCGCACGCGGCCTTCCATCTGCTTCAGCTTTGTTGCCTCATCAGATGCGCCGCCCACTTCGTCAAGGTGCGAAACCTCCGTCACCACCAACACCGGGCCCGTGATGCCTGCGCGTTTCTCGTCACCACCACCCGCCGTGATGAATTTCAGGTTTGCCCCGTTGCTGAACTGGATCAGTTCCGGCGTACCGCCCTGACTGCCTGCACCCCTCGTTGGGAGGTACTTTGCAAATCGGCTCGCCTCAATTGCTGGCCGCACGTCCAGTTTCCACTTGTCATTCGCCATATCCATCGACGGCAAGCCGAACAGTACTGTCTGCTGCAGTTCAAATAAGTGGTACAGAATTGGAATGACAACGAATGCCAGCGTCTTGCCGCTCTGCTGCGGTCCTGTGCACGCGTATCGGAAGAACGGGCTGGCGTCCACGGCATCGAAAAACAGCCCGTGTGCAGGCTGTCTGGAGCACAGAAACCGCTGCCGTGCGAATGGTCCATCAGGCAGAACGATTTCGCTTTCGGCGAACTGCCGCAGGCTTTTTGGTTGCTTTCTTTCCGGAACACTCAGGCTTTGGATCGCTTTCAGGCGTAACACTTACCCTTTCCTCCATTTTCTGGCGGAGTATTGATAACGCTGCCCGGCAGTATTCGTCGGCGCTTTGCTCAATTGCCTTGCGATGCTTGACTGGTGCAAACTGTGCTACCGCCTGCGGGATCTGCATGACGGCTTCACGAAACTGCACGATTGCGTGCGTGGCCCACTCCTCAACGTCTGACAGGGCAACCAGCTCGCCGCGTAGCTTGTCAAGTTCAATCTGCTGCTGCTGCTTGCGTAGCTCGCCGATCTCCAGTTCTTGCCGCTGCTTTTCTTCACGTAGCGGGCTGGCTGCCTGCTTCGCGATTCGCCACGCCACCACCTCGCGCAGGTCGTAGCCTGTTTCGTCGCCGGGCATTGGTGGCGATTCCTGCCGCCACTGCTTGACGGTTGACAGGCTGACGCTGAAGAACTCTGCAACCTGCTTCAATCCATCGCACCGCCACCGGTCCTGCTGTGCCTGCTCCGCCTCGAGTTGCAGCAACATCCGTTCCGCGTGCTGCAGTTGCTCCGGCGTCTCAGCGGATAGCAGCAACTCTTGCAAGTAACTCGCGGCGTCGGTCATTCAAATCCCCAGCGGCGACCGGCAGAACCTCGTGCTGATGCTTGTGTGCAACCATTGACAGTCGCGGCTGATCCGCGTTGTTCTGTGCGTGCAACTGAGCCAGAACGCGTGCGGCCGCCACCTGTTCGCGTGCTGTTCCTTTTGCCAGAATTGTAGTGAGAACTCGCGGCAATGCACGATAGATTTCGTCTGGCATTTCCCAGCCGTGTCGGATAGCTTGCTCGTATCGCTTCAGGTCGCCGCGCTTGGCTGGCAGTTCGTTGGTCATAGGTTTAACTCGATTGAATACTGACTGCCGCCGCGATTGATTTGCCGCACCATTCCCGGGTACTTCGCTCGCAGTTTTTTGATTGCATCCATTTCAACTTGCGACGTCCTGTAATCTTTGCATCCGCCGTCATCTGTCCAATGTGAGTTTACCCAATACAGGTATCGTGCAGCAATAATTCCGCCATCCTCCACGATGCACCGTAGGCACATTTCATAGTCTTCTTTGACTTTGAATTCTTCGTCAAATCGAATGCCAGTGCTGTTGCGTATTCCCATGCAACTGGCCGTGATGTATGAACGCCACAAAAATGGCTTGTACGGGTAAACGCTACGAGGTGCGCCGTCTGTGGAAACGCCCCAAATCCGGTATTGCATATCTTCAGTGATTTCAAACAGTCTGGCAAATTCTGCAACCCAGTTTGCAATTTTGCGATGCTTCATCCGATGATGCATCATATGGCAGAATCCAGCCTGCTTTACGTCATCGTCAATAAATACAACCCAATCAGACTCTGTGTTGTCCAGAATCCAATTGCGTGTGGCTGTGATTCCGCGAACCTCATCCGGCACAGAAACCACATTTGCAACGCCGGCTGTTTTGTACTCTTGTGTTTCGCGTGCAGGTACATACGACACTGCTTCCGGAATCATCAAGTGCGACCGGCATGTTCTTGCTCTGCCTTTGCTTGGTATTGCAACCAACATTTGAGAAGCCTTGCTGCTTTAATTACTCGCTCAATTCCCACTGACTCAAACGGTGATCCCGGTTTGTATCCGCCCCTGCGGACCTGCTTCAGGTCTAGTAGGTTTTGCACTTCTTGCCATTCGTTTGCGTCTTCACAAACAACCACGATGTATTCACGGTTTGGGAATAACTGATCCGACTTTGGTGCAGATTCGCCAGATTGGCTTTTTTGCACCTCTGTTCCGTCTTCATCATCAAACAGATGTGCTTCGTCTGCAATGTCTTCCATCAATGCTTGCAGTGATTGATCTGAAAACTCAATTTGCCTGAGTAATTCCTGCAGGTTTTGGCCGTTCGATTCTGCCATTCCGCTGATTGGATCAAACGTCAAAAGCACTTTTTGTGCTTCGGTCTCGTCAACGTCAAGCACAAGGCATGGCACTTGATCTTCCGGCATCAATGATGCACGCAAATGCCCGTCAATGATGTCGTAAGTTCCGTCTTGCCGATCTCTGACAAGTAGTGCGTCAACAATGCCGATTTCCTTAAGCACTGCACGCATTGCAGTTTTTTGCGTTTCAGGATGTTCCCGCCAGTTCAGCGGATTTCCGACAAGATCTGCCGCCCGGATGTTTCGGTATTCTTTGATGCGATTGCGAAATGCCCCCTGCCCCCCGCCATCGGAAGCAGGCTTGGTGCGTTTTCCCGCCATGAGTAGAACACCTGTGTTTTGAAAACTTTTTGAACAGAAAAATTCGGTACTGAGCTACGCC